AGACACTCTTAATGATCCTATAATAGATTTTGTATCAGGTTTAAAAATAAAAATACCAACAAGGTTCAGTTAAAATGGCAAAAACAGTTCCTGACAATTGGATGAGCAAAGTAGACTCAGGCACATATAAGTTTACTTTTTATATTGTAGACAGTGATTTATATAACAATCCTGAAATACTTGCAACAAACGACTCAGCTGCATTACAAAGTGGCAAGGCAGTAATTATTGCAGAAAGCGGTGTTACTGGTGCTTATAGTATTGAAAATATTATAATTCAAAGCACAATTAATCCAGGCGCAAGCACTGGCTTTAGTACACCTACAGGATTTGTTTTTGAAATTTATGAGCCGTTAGGATTTAGTTTACTAGACAGAATTTTGACAGTAGGAAGACGCATGGGTAGGCCTGTTAACTTTCCTAGTCAAGCATATATATTAAAATTAGAATTTTTAGGCAGAGATCCTACTACTGGTGGTAGTGTTAAGTATCCAGGAATATATTTGTATAATTTACGTATTGCTCAAATAAGAGCAAGTTTAGGTCCTGCAGGCGCCAAATATTTTTGCGTAGCTAACAGTATAATAAAAGCAAGCCAGGTGGAAACTGTAACTAAGACAGATATCACTGCTAGTGGTATTAATACAGTAGGAACATTTGCTTCTAGTTTACAGAATGCACTTAATGAAGCAGAGGTTAATTTACTAACAGACGCAGAAAAAAAATCAGGCGTAAAGCCACAAAGAATTTTTAAAGTTGAATTCGATGATAGTGCTACTATAAAACAAGATCCAGTAAGAAGGGTTAAACGGTTTGATTTAATAAGTGCGCCTTGGGCTGGTACTGCCAATAGTGCAGGAGGAGACAGCAAACCTAGCGATATGGATGATGTTGATTTAAGATCCGTAACCATAAACAATGAAACACAGTTATCTGCTAAAATTACAGAACTAATAGAATTAAATGTTCCAAGTTTTAGTACCTATGTAAAGGATGCAAGAGAAAATAGTTTTATTGTACCTAATGTATTTGTTACTACAACAGAAAGAACTTTATTAGAGAACGATAATAATACAAATAAAGAACGTTTGGAAATAACATTAAAAATACATGTAGGCGGAACATTTACAGTGCCTAGAAGCATAGCATCAGAACAAGAAAAACTCCAAACAACTCGCAGTATACAAGAACAAAGATTTGATAGTTTACCTATCCTTAAAAAATATAACTATTTGTATACAGGAGAAAATACTGAGATATTGGATTTTCAACTAGACATTGAACAACTTTTTGTTACAGCACAGTCGCCAGCAGCAGGTATATATTATGCTGACAACAATCAACAATTTACACCTACAAACGCAATTAAAATTACACAAGACGAAGGTGGTGCAGTATTAAGGACTGAATCTCAAGAAAGAGAACGAGCTGGAGGTATATTTTTAAGCGATGTAGAATTAATTAAAATTAATGTAAATCAAAGTACAGTGTTTGATAGAATACCAGCCTCACCACACAATCAACAAGTAAGTGAAACATTAAACGAAACAGATAGAATTGAATCTCATATAGCTGGACAAATGGCAAGAAGAGACTCAGATAGTCAAAATTTAAACATGGAAATTAAAGGAGATCCTTTTTGGTGCGGAACACCAGATGCAATTAGACCAGGTGCAACCTTAAGTGTAGGCGATGCACTAGGCGGTGATGCAATGATTGGATTTTTAAATTTCCAAGCAAATGAAAAGGATTTATTAATAGATCAAAATAGAGGTCCTGTGGATTTAATTAGTACAGGAATATACAAAGTTGTAAAAGTAGAAAGTAAATTTCAGATGGGTCAATTTACACAAACGTTAGAAGGATTCAAAGATGAACAAACAAACACTTTTTTAACACTAGATCAATTAATTAATATAGAGGTAGATTAATGGCAGGCAATTATATTAAAACAACAGGCTATAAAGTAGCAGGACGAGCCAAAACAGAAAGAGAATATAATGTTCACAATCTTTCTGGAATGTATATTGGTCAGGTTGTTAATAATAGTGATAGTCTTAATACAGGTAGAATTACAGTTCGTATAAGTGATTTTGGCGGTAAAGAAACAGAACGTGTTTGTTTACTAGCAACTCCTTTTGGAGGGTATACTCCAATTTTAGAATCAGGCGATGATGAAAAGCAGTTTGGATCAGAAGGTAAAACTGATAACGGTGCTCCTAAAAGTTACGGTATGTGGAGTCAGCCACCTGATATTGGTACTAACGTAGTTGTTATGTTTACACCTAGCATGGAACAAGGTGTGTATATGGGCAGTTTAATTGCAAAAGATAGAAACTATATGATGGGCGGTAATGCAAGTGGCAGCGCATACTTAGACGGACAAACTACATTAAGCCCTACTAGTGAAAAGAATGCATACGATACAAATGATGCTGACACAAGACCAGCTAACCCAGAAAAATTTTCTACTTTAGTAGAACAAGGCACAGCAGGAGACTTTGTTAGAGGACACAGCCAGAGTAGTGCAAGGCGTGAATCTCCTAGTAAAGTATTTGGTATAACAACACTAGGCGGACACACACTTACATTAGATGATGGTAATGGTTCTAGTCAAAATATTCGAATTAGAACAAAAGGCGGCGCACAAATTTTGTTAGATGACAGCAACGGCTTTATTAATGTTATAAACCAAAACGGCAGTGCTTGGTTTGAATTAGATGCTGAAGGAAGAGTAGACATGTATAGTCAGGGAGGCGTAAGTATTCATACTGAAGGCGACTATAACGTACACGCAAAAGGCAGTATTAACATGCAAGCAGACCAAGGCGTAAATCTTAAAAGTACAGGTAGCGAAGGTTTAAAACTAGAGTCTAGTGTAGGTAGTATTGACATTTATAGTGCTATTGACACCAATATTGAAGTAGCCGCAAACCATCATGTAAAGGTTTCAGGCAATTATATTCAAACTGCCGGTAGAATAGATATGAACGGTCCAGCAGCTAATAGTGCTACACTAGCTACTATACAGGCACAAACTGCAAACCAAAATGTATTAACAAGTATCGCAGGTCGTGTTCCAGAACATCAGCCTTGGTTAGGTAATAGTAGTGTAGAAGAATCATTCACACCAGGTAAAGGAAATGTATCATAATGTCAGTTATAACTTTACCTAATACAATTACAAGCAAAGATCTTATTAGCTTTGATTTGTTTCCAGTAGCAAACGCACGGGCAGCAACAGAACTAGTACCCCTTAAAAATTTAGAGGCAAGTGATAAGATTTTAAACTACGCTATACGCCATATAAAATGGTCTGGATATAGTTATACAAGTATTGACAAAAAAACAAAGATAGGATATAATTTAAGTGTTGAAACTGAAGGTGACGGCTTGACAGAAAGTTCTGCCTATAACTTATGGATAGATGACTGGAAAGAAAAAGAGAGAAAATTTAAAAAGATATTTCCTTTAGATGCATGCACACAAAGTCAGTATGATGGCTTGTTAAGTTTATATTATTTTACTGGCGAATTTGCATCTGTAGGTACAGAAATAAGAAAGTTTAAATTATCAGAATATATTCAGAATAGACAATGGGAATATGTTGCTACGGCTATGACTCTTGCAGGTGGTAAGAATCGTGTAATGAGACAGGGCGAAGCTAAAATTATAATGTTAGCAGACTACGGTATTCCAAAAGACCGTACATTAATTAAAGAACAAGGACTACAAGAGTTAGTTAAAAAATATCCAGATAGATTTATAAGCGACAAAGCCAAAGCTCAAGCTGAGTATGTATACTTTGCAGAAACCAAACGGTTCCTCCCCAATATGAGCGAGTCCAGAAAGCGATTGTTGGCCCAACTCCTCAAATAGAAAGACAAAAAAATGCAAGCCAGTGTACTATTATTAAACGCAGATGCCCAACCACTCAGTTTACTCCCACTTAGCACAATTAGCTGGCAAACGGCTGTAAAAGCACTCTACAGCGAAAAAGTTTTTGTTATTAAAAATTACGAAGGTTTATTCTTAAACAGCAATACTATTAGTTTACCTTTACCTAGTATTGTTATGCTTAACAGCTATCACAGGCCTCCCTTAAGAGCAAAGTACACTAGGAAAAATCTTTACATAAGAGATGACTATAATTGTCAATACTGTGGCAACAAGTTTAGCTACAGTGATCTTACTATTGACCATGTTATCCCAAAATCTAAAGGCGGTAAACTTACATGGGAAAATAGTGTTGCTGCATGTAGAGAATGTAACTTCAAGAAAAATGATAAGATTATCAAGCCTATTAGGAAGCCTGTAATGCCCAGTTGGCATCAGCTTAACTTTGCTAGTAGAAATTATAAAACTACTATACCAGATCCTAGTTGGCAAGAGTTTATACAATGGCCTACAGAAAATCTTGTTATAAATGATAATCCAGTAAGTTTATAAACATAGCACTTAATTTTTAGCATAAATATTAATATGACTAAAATTATAGGCTACAGTACCATTAATTCTGAATATACAAGTGAATTGCTAACTGGCATAGAGTTAGCAAAGCAAGACCTAGTCAATCATTTTAATATTAGAAAAGGAGAGAAATGGACAGATCCTGAGTTTGGTAGTAATTTACCATTCTTAGTATTTCAGCCTTTAGACGAATCAACTATATTAGAAATAACAGACGATGTAAGGGATGTTGTAAGTAACGATCCTAGATTTGAAGTTGACAGCAACACTGTTAATGTAAAAACTGACGAACATTATATCACTGTAATTGTTAGATTAATATATTTACCAACAACAACTGCAACAGAGTTGCAAATTAAGTTCGATAAAGATTTCGAACAAGACGTAGAGTTTTAAAAAATGGCACAAAATACTAGACAAAATAAACTTTTTGCGGCGGAAGACCATACAGTAGTTTATGAATCATATGTAAATGCAAACTTTCAAGCATACGACTATGATACAATTAGAACTACTATGGTTGACTATGTACGTAATACATATCCAGAAAATTATAATGATTGGATCGAAAGTTCTGAATTTGTAGCACTGCTTGATGTAGTTGCACAGTTTGGACATAACTTAGCATTTAGAGTTGATCTTAATGCAAGAAACAATTTTTTAAGTACAGCAACAAGACAAGATAGTATTTTTAAACTAGCAGACTTTTTAGGATATTCTCCAAGACGTAATGTGCCAGCGTTTGGTGAAATGAAGGTTGTTACAGTTAAAACAAACGAATCAGTTATTGGTAGCGAAGGTACAAGTCTTGGTGGACAAGAAATTAAATTTGATAACACTGTAAGTGCAAATAACATTGACGATTTTATTACAGTAATGAATGCAGTATTCCAATCAAGCAACAATTTTGGTAGCCCTAAAAAACAAGTGATGTTAGACGGTATTAGCACACAGTTTTATGATTTAAATAACGGTGCAAATCAAATTAAATTTGATGTTAATGGCTTTGCTGAAGGTAAAAGTGTCAACTATAACTTGATTAGTGTAGATTACGACACTACAACAGATACAATTACAGAAAAAAATCCTGACCCTAATGGATCGTTTGGTATATATTATAAAAATGATGGACGTGGACTAACAAGCAATGACACTGGCTTCTTTGTAGGAGTTAAACAAGGTACGCTACAGTTTGATGATTTTGTAATTGAAAATACAATTGATAACCTAACATTAGATATTAACACAGACAATATTAATAATTCAGACATCTGGGTACAAACAATTGACACAGACGGCAATGTAATAAAAACTTGGACAAAAGTATCAGATACAGCAAGCAACAATGTAATTTACAACAGTTTTGCAGGCGGTGTTAGAGATATTTTTAGTGTAAAAACTAGAGCTAACAATCAAGTAAGTATTAAGTTTCCAGACAAAACATTTGGCACATTGCCAACAGGAAACATTCGTGTTTGGTATCGTGTAAGTGAAAATAGCACATATACTGTACGTCCAGATGATTTATCAAATAAAAAGTTAAGCATAAACTATCTAGGACAAGACGGAAACTTTTACAATGCTGTAATGACAGTACAACTTAAAAGAAGTATTACAACTGCTACAAGTAATGAAACACTAGATAGTATTAAAGAGAATGCACCTAAAAATTATGCAGCACAAGATAGAATTATTACTGCACAAGATTATAATAGTATATTGCAATCACAAGTAAGTGGTGTTAAGAAAATCAAAAGTGTTAACCGTACTTTTGCAGGACACAGTAGGTATATTGACTTTAACGATCCAACAGGACAATATAGTAGTTTAGATATTATTGGCAAGGATGGTGTGCTATACAAAGAAAATTTCCTAGAAGAAATGGAATCAAGTGTAGGAGAGTCTAGTAATCATTTATATGAAAAATATATTAAAGGTTTGCTAGATAATGATGGATTAGTAAATCTATATTACGATAAATTTAGAACAAGTTTTGAAGAAGAGAAAACTAATAAAGGATATAACCCTACGCTAACTTTAGATAATACATTTGGAGAAAATGGATATGTATGGCTGAGTACAAGCCAAAACAATAGTACAGCAACTTCAGGATATTTAATTAGTAGATTGCCAGGCGCAAGTACAGATCCAGCAAGAGTAGGAAAATCACAATCTAACTATCTTAAATTATTTACAGTAGGTGCTTTGGTAAAATTTAGAACAGATAGTACAAACGGAAGTGAAAGTAAGTGGGCTAAAGTAACAAATGTATTTGCAGATGGTCTTGGTATAGATAAAACAGGAAGCCAAGCAGGCATACCTAGCGGACTAACTTCTTCAGGAAAAGGTGCAATTACATTAGATACTGTAATACCAAATGGCAGCGTAATTGAGATTATTTACCCTAGCCTATCAAGAAAATTTTCTACAAAAGAAAGTGATATAATTAAAACATATCTAAAAGCTAATAGAAGTTTTGCCTTGTCGTATTCTTACACAACTGGTGTATGGTCACTTACAGATCAAAAATTAGATAAAATTGCTCCTGTACCAATGATTGCCGATCCTCAAGATCCAACCAAAACAATTGAACAAGGTTTTACTGAAGATACTTGGCTTATATATGCAGACTATTCTAGTGAACAAAAAACTTATAAATTTAATATGCGAACTACACATTTTTATATGTCTAGTAATAAAGTAAGTTTTAGTAATATTACAAACGAAAAACAATTAGATACCTATACAAACAAGTCTTTTAGAGATAGTATTAGCATTACAGGTTTAGTAGGACAGCCGTTGTCTAATCTAGGAACATTTTATGTTTATGGATATAATACTGATGCAGACGGTGTTACTGATAGTAGTAAAATTATTTTAAGTATTATAGATGCAGATAATGATAGTAGACCAGAAAACCCTGATGCATTTTATGATATTGTAGGAAACAATACTTTGTCTCAAGGATCAGTAGGTATTGATAATGTTAGATTTGAATGGGAACACATTGCTAGTAGCAACGAAGTAATTGATCCTAGTTTTACAAATATAGTTGATGTTTTTGTTTTAAATAGTGGATATGATACAGAATATCGTAACTGGCTTAAAACAAATGTAGGCGACGAGCCGTTACCTCCAAGTGTGTATAGTTTAACAAAGCAATTTGATACCATTAAAAATAAAAAAGCAATGAGCGATACAGTGGTCTATAAACCAGTAAAATACAAGCCTTTGTTTGGACCTAAGTCAGATCCAAAACTAAGAGCAAAATTTAGAGTAATTAAATTGCCAAACACAAACTTTACAGATAATGATGTAAAAACAAAATGTGTCAAAGCAGTAGCAGAATACTTTGAAATTAATAATTGGGACTTTGGAGAAACTTTTTACTTTACAGAACTAGCTGCATATGTACATAAGCAGCTTGCAGGTATTATTAGTAGTTTTGTAATTGTACCACAAAGTTCAAACAGTGTATTTGGAAATATGTTCCAAGTTACACCAAACTCAGATGAGATTTTTATTCCTGATGTAAGTTTAACAGATGTAGACATTATAGCAAACATTACAGATGAAAACATTAGAATAGGACAATAATAATGGCTAACAACAAAAAGAGAGCTGGCAAGCAAACTAATAAAAGCATCAAGACTAGTAAGTTTCTACCAAGTGTATTTCAGACCAATCTTAATAAGAAATGGTTAGATAGTACTCTTGACCAAATGGTTAGTAAAGGCAACTTACAGGATTTAGATGGTTATATTGGTAGCGAAGAAGGTAGGTTAAAAATACCTAGCGATGTATATAATAGTGCAAAATATTTAGAGCCAGCTATTGTTAGTAAAAATAAAGACGGATCTATAGACAAAGTAGTAACTCATGATGACGTAAGAGATATTAAGTTAAGTACTTTTGGAAATTATAATTTTTCAGCAGCTTATACAAGTAGTAGTTACTTTTATAGACCTCCAGTTGATATCGATAAGTTTGTGAATTTTGGAAATTATTATTGGGTAGAAGAACTTCCAGTATATGAAAGTGTAGATAATACAAGTACAGATAGAGATATTACCTCAGAGGCAAACAACAGACTTACTTATGAACTAAAAGATAATAATGAATCTTTTTTAATTGAAGATGGTATGTTAATTAAATGTGTAGGCACAGGATGGTCATCAAATTGTCATGACAAAACTTATCTTGTAACAGGTGTAGGAAGTAATATCAACTTACGTTTGTGGAAAGATGTAATTATAAAGTATAATGAAAATGGTATTGAAATTGATCGTATATATCCAAAAGTTTACAATCAATTTAGTCAGGCTACTATAAGACAAAGCGACTTCTGGGATAAAAGTAATATTACAACTTTAAGTCCTAATCTATTAGGTAAACACTATACTCCTAATACCAAACCTAAAGACTTGTTAGACAATTATTTTGTTTTACCAGAAGGAGAAAATAAACTTCCTTTATTTGATGGATTTACATTTACAGACGACGAAGAAGGAATGATAAATCATTTTGTTCCAGGTCGTATTGTTATGTTTTCTGAGGATTGGAATACAAAAAATAATACAGAACTATTAACAGAACAAGAACTATCTATTCCTTATGTTACGCACATAGAAAACGGCAAACAGCAAATTGTAGCATTATATGAAGCTGTGCCTCCTGCTGGTAGCTTTGAGCCACATATGAAATATAATTTAGTCAAAAAACCAGGCGTATTTTCAAGCACTGAGTTTAACAAATATTATGATGAATTAGAAGGATGGGACACAGAAGAATGGGATAGCAGTGTAAGTGATGTAATTATGAAAGATTATATCTTAATAAACAGAAACTGTGAATACCAATCTGCTTGGAGTAGAACAAATTTTTGGGTTCATAAAAATACAATAGATAAAGTTAGAAAGCTAACAGGTGTTTCTCTCTATAGAGAAAATTATATTAATTTAGATAGAGTTGCTAAAAGACCAATTTTAGAATTTGATGGCAACATGCACTTATATAATCACGTAAGTAATTATAAAACTAATCAATTTAAAGGCACTATTGACTTTTATCTAAAAAGAGAAGGAAAATATATACCACAAGACAATGGTTCTTCCTTAAGTTTTACTGATCCTGCACCTGTTCCTGTAAACAGTACAATTATATTTGATCACACAGAAAATGATGAAGATAGATATAAAAAAGTTTATCGTCTAACTAAAAGTGTTATAAACAATGAGTTAACTTTAGAAGAAGTTTTTACACCAACAAAAGATGATGTTGTGGTAATAAAAAATAGTATAGATTATAATTATAGAGATGCTGACTTGCATTACAATGGTAAATGGATTATAGGCCAACAAAAAACAAAAGTTAACCAGGCACCATTATACCAAGTTTACGATTATAATAAAACTAAAGTACAAGAACTTTCTCAAACAAAATTTGAAGGCAGTACTATTTTTGGTTACAAAATTGGTTCTGGACAAAACGATACAGAATTAGGATTTCCCCTTAGCTTTAAAGATGGACCAAAGGGCGCAGAATATCTATTCGAAAACTATTTAGATACTGCGTTATATGAAAGTGTTTATAGAAGTGAATATAATCTAAATGTAAGTAATCATAGGAAGTTGGACAATCAATTATTTTTTAAAGTAAGAGATGAACTAAAGTTTAACTACGAACTTAGTAAAATGCCACATGGCTCAAGAGAAAAGTATAATTATACAATTACAGATACAAATAATTTAGAAATACCTTTTGGCTTTAATAATTGGAGAACTGATACAAGAGTAATGCTGCACAGCTACTTTGGAAAAGAGATGGTAACTGAGCTTGTAAGTCCAGGTATGTATAGCAATAGAACTAAAGGCAATAATAGACACATTGTTGCTTCTCCTAATAATGTAATGGAGATTGTAAACTTAATTAAAAATAATGAAGTTATATTCCTAACACCTGAAGGTGAAAATATAGAAACACTATCAGATGCAAGCAATCCATATATCAACTTACAAATTACAAGATTAAATTCTAAGGTTACAGAATTTCAGTTTACACAAGATAACGTTGGATTAATAGTAGAGATTAAAAACTCTCATGTAGATTATCCTGAAAGTATATTTTTAACTATCAGCATCAAGGTTGTACTGGAA